GTCAAGCTGAAGCAACAAAATTAAATTAAGGGGGGGGGGGAGGGTAGGGTTGAACCCAGGGCAACTACTTCCTGGGGCGGACTAATTGGTTAACACCGCCGGCTATCATGCCAACAGGGCCTGGAACAAAAGAAAGGGCACCACTAATAGAGGTGGCCATCTTCCTGATAAAATCCCAGAATTTGGCATTTTCATAGTAAGTGACAGCTATGGGACAGCCGCGAACGAACGCCTTGTAAGCCTCGAGGGCATAAGGATCGTGTAAGGGCGACATGATGGAGTACTCGTACAAAGCACTGTTGTTCTTAACTGTGAACTCCAATGTGGACCAAGTTTTGATCCTGAAGGAGTTAGCGGTGGTGACTCCGGATAACTTGATAACAATCGTATCGAGCTTTCCGAAACCAACGACACCGAAACCGGTACCAGCCTTGAAATTGTCAAGGTAACCGTAACGGTTGCGAGAGTACTCTACAGTGGGAGGGAGAGTGGTGCCGTTTTCTTTATACGGAACTGTACCACCGTGATAAGTGATAGGGGAGAAGTTGAAGTCAGGTTCATCTGACGTAGCATTAGCGAAGATGCCCATGTTAGAGGGCGTGCTAAATCTATCACTGTTGTTGGATTCAACAGCTTCCAGGCCAGTTACAGTAAACTGGTTTCCGAAATACTTATTCCCAGCAACGAGATATGAGTCCTGGTACGCGGTGAGGCGCAGTGGAACTTTATAAACCTCAATGCTACCAGTCCAACTCATTGCGTTAGTGGTAGGCACGAGCTCTACAAGTTGGGACATGTACCTAAATGAGGTAACGTCATCGTCGTTATTGCCGAGGCCTCCGAAGAGGCCTTCAGCATCGGAATAAGTTTGAGCTGTCCAAGTCGTGGTGGCGCTGGGAGGGGTGTCAGGAGTGAAGAAAGCACAGCCAGGAACCGGCGGCACTATGATATACCGCTCTTCGGCGGTGCCCACTATTGGGAGGACGCTGTCATAGCGAAATTGTTTAACTAGCGTGCGGCCAGTGTATTCATCTGGAATCCCCACCGGAGTTAGGGCAGGGAAGTCAGGTGCTGCGAATGCGCATTTAAGCCACTCTACTCCGGGTTTGGTGACCCTGGAGAGGTTGACTTTGTTTTGATTATACATCCTGGTGGATGTCGTTATTGGTGCGACTGTTTTGTATTGTATAGCGGGCGTTGCCACAGCCATCTTGTTAGAAGGCATGCGGGAACGTCGCGGCCGTCGCCTACGCGTGTTGCGTGGTTTGGGCCGTGCTACTGCTACCATTAATTTTCCTCTGGGCATGGTGTGTTTTGAGAAATTGGAATGAATGGTTCAAACTGATTGTCTAGAAAATTTTCACCGCCCCAACCGGTGGCGGTGATAAGGCGATCTACGAGCTCCATGTGGGTCGGATCGTTGTGGCGTAATTCGTAACGTAATTGTATGTAACGGAGTGCGTTATCGGCTGGCGCCTCTGATTTGAAACTGAGAAGCCTATAAACAGACTTCACCCAAGTTTCTAACCAGGCATTCGGGGAATAAGTCCCGTCTTCTAGTTTGGGCCATTGTCTGGAACAAAATGAGATGTGGTCTTTATCATCCACTCTCGAGTAAAACTTCAAGGTTTTACCCAATGCGGCGTACTTTGCTATGGCGTCTTTGACATAGGTTTCGACTGAGTCGTCACCCATGGTTCTGGGTAGCTTGGAGCCGACGTAGAGCGCGTTAAAGGCTCTGCATCTGGAGTTAGTGTCTGAGGTGCAAAATCTCCCCGAGGGCTGAACCCCCGGTAAGGTTTGAGCATAAAGAGCTCCGTCTGCTAACTGGAACACCTTGTATTTTAAGACGTGCCAATGGGAGCGGCAGATGTGGGTTAGAGCTTTAGAAGCGTCAAACCTATCGAGTCTTAGCTCGAGGTCGATGTCTAAGTCAAAGCCCTGCACGCTCCAGTCCCAGCCTGATATATCGGCGTCTACTTTGTCAGTCATGGACGCCCATGTTTTGGCTAGGGTGGCGAGATGCTGATCAGCCGAACCTGCTCCTATGCAAGCAGAGGAGGTTGGTAGGGACCAATCATCAATGTTCTCTTTGCACATAGTGTAAAAGAGCAGTCTTTCGATAGTATTGGATACAATAGAGACGTTCGAAATGAGTCGGAATCGTCCCTGGTCCAATTTGACCCTAGTATGAGGCTCGTTCTTAATGAACAAGCGTACTGGGTCAGCCATGTAATGGGTTATCAACTCGACTGAGTCGAGGTGGGTGATGTGGAGACCTGCATAATAGCAGGCTCTTCTACCGATGCACTCGGTAACGAGCCCTGAGTGTTTCTCGAGGAGCGCTTTGGTCGTCGATTGGAACGTCGACCACGGGACTCCGGGGCCGGAGTCTGGGACGAGCCAGTGTTGGTAGACCTCATAGAGGCTTGTCGCAGCTGCGAACAGACGCAGGACGGTGCCGTCGGAGTAGGGAGAAGAGGCGATCTCGTCTGTGATGGACGAGATTTTCTCTGCCGCCTCCGTGTCGAATGGTGATAGGCAAGGCCGCGTGACGTCAAGAACTCTTGTGCGTCTGCAGTAGTACGAAAGAGCAGCAGCCGCGTGACTAAGTCTAACCTCTGGTTGCGAGGCTTTGCAGCAACATATGTCGCCACAAGCTCGCTCATCCCAGGCAATGGGGGGAGGTTGGAAGTCTCCTGCGTCGTTGATGGACACGGGAAGGTGAAGGCCGGCTGCTCGGGCCATGATAATTCCGGCCCAAGCGTACACTCGGATAAACTCGTCTCCAAATCCTTTTGGGATTGGAGTTGTCTTTCGGTAACTATCCCGAAGGACTCTATAAGCTCGCTGGAACTGTTCAGACATTGGGTCGGGAGGATCAACATATTTGAATCGTCCTGATTGATAGAACAAGGACTTTCGTTGAGCTCTGGCATGTGTGTCAGGCCATCCGTACTCGGCAAGTCTAGGCTCGAGCTCGATTGCTCTGGCAAGGATGTCGGTGGTGGCGGTGGAATGTCCAAAGGATTGGATCGCTGAAGACCCCACCTCTGATATAAGCTCGTTAATGCGGACTCCCGGTCCCGGTAATAATTGAAAACCGGAGGCTTCGTAGATTTCCCGGAGACCGCAAAGTGGTGGGGGGTCTTGGTGCTCTTGGTAAGGCAACCCCTTAAGTTTAAATCAGACGATGAAGCATCGTCTGGTGTAATGGGGCTGGGGGTGAAAGAAACAACATAATTCTCTTCTTCCCAGGGCCTCTCGCGAGTTTTCCTGGGGTAATTCTTGCGGTTGGCTGAGCGCTGAGCTTGTAAGTCTCTGGTCGCTTGTTCATCAACTGTGAGAACCCAATCGTCGGCGTAATCATCTAAATTGATGTGGCCGGTTTTACCTTTGTAGTAATTCCTTTCTGCAGGGCTAAAATACACGGACATAACTTTGTTTCCGCGTATTATGCGCCTTTCGTCAAGGTCTTCCCAACTGAAATCGCCGTAGTGATCTTTGGCGTAATTATAGTCATCTTCTTGGACGGAATAGTCCCAATCACCTGACATCTCGGGGATAGAGAAGTCGTAGTATAGTTCTTGAGAACGTAAATTGTTGAGATATTCGTCAGCGGGAGTGACCTCTTGCAGCTGGGACAGGTGCTTAGCAGTAAACATAGCGCCGTAGTTAAGACTTTCGTCTAACAAGGCGCCACAGTGAACGCCTATGAGCGACCCTGTTGTGGTTAACAAAGGTGACCCGGAGGTGCCGGGTCGAGTTGTTATGGAGTGTTTGAGGCATCCATAATCTGGGCCGATGTTCACGGTCCCCCTCGAATACGTCCACTTACCAGTCGTGGGATCAACTGAATAGATGGTTGCATGAGGGGTGAAACGAGCAGCTATGCGCGTCGATTTAACTTGAAGGGCGGAAAAGACCTTAGAGTTAACGGCAAAAGCTACGATGTCTGCTCCAATGTCTAGATAATGGAGACAGGTATCACTCTTAGGGAGGAGCATGCGGCAGTCTGGGCCTAAGTGGGAAGTGAGAGCTATGTTATCACTATCCTGGAACGCAAGGTAAACGTGGGCTGCTGTTAACATAAGATGTTTATTCTCTAATACGATGTATGAGGCTAAACCCACGAAAGAGTCAGGCACCCCGTCACCGGGGCGCGACAGCATAAGCAGTGTAGGAGGATGTTTAGGCGTTATAAACTTGGTGCTGTTAGCGACTGCCATTTCAGCCATCGTTCCTTTACTGTCCACTCCTATTTTGTCGTGGAGTGAGCAGCGGAGGAAGGGCATGACAGCGCAGGACAGCTCTACTTTTGCTACACCTAATTCTGGTAGTTCAACGTAATATGAGGGAACACCATCTATTAGCTCTACTTTGAGTAGAGTGGTAGGGAGAACTCTAACGGTTGGGGCCGTGAATTCTGGTACTGCGTACCGCCACCATGCAATAAAGTCGAAGAGACGTGCAACGGCGGCGGCGAATGCCGGAGCGAGCCAGCCTACTAGTTTAAAACTTATTTCAAAGAAAACGAGGCCGACTAGAGTCGGTACTAATATAATCACCAGCGCTTCAACTACTTTGCAGTAGTTGAACAGTGACTTTAGGATTAAGTCTATCTCAGGAATTCCAATTAAATGGTAATGTCCTGGCATGAAGTAATCCCAGAGCACGCTGGAGGTATCTGCATTAGACAGATGTTTAGTAGCGAGGTACCACGATATGTGTAAAGATATCGCAGCGACTATCGCTCTAAGCGAAAGAGACATACGTATTGGCTTCAAAGCTATCATTTTGAATATTCAAAGACAATACCTATATC